TGGGAATGCTGGGTCTATTGACCCCTCACATAAAAAATTGCGGGTCATTGCCCCACAATTTATACCCTTACATTTCGATTTGTAAAGGATTGAGAGGAAGGTGCCCGCACACCTTAAGTAATTCCAAGAACCCTATCAGTTAAATAAGGTGTTGAAATTGTTTGACCAGTTCCATTATCAATATCTTTTAATGGGAAGGGAAATATAATCGCACCAATTGATAAAATACCACCTGTAGGTGCGAATGTTGGAGCATTATTAATCATAATGCCACTAGTTTGTGCATTTACATTTAACACGGTTGCACTAACATTACCGTGATTGCCAATACCTAAGTTTCCAGTTGAATTGAAAATTCCATGGCCAACAAGACAATCTGGGAACATGTACGCTGATCCTTCATAAACAACACCAAAATAATAACTGTCTGGTTGTGCACCAACAATTGCAAACTTCTGAAGATATTTCGTTGTAGGAACGTCGACGCACTGCCACGCAGCACCTTTAGAATTGGTATAAGAATTATTGGCACAAACTCCAGACGATGAAGTAAGATTTGATGATGATATATACTTCAACTGTTGGTTTCCTAAAATATATTGCCATGGTTGTGCATATGGAGCTTCAACCTGTGTTAAATAAGCATCTGCTGTGCTACCAGCAACTGGATAAATCGAGATGTTACGTAATTTCCAACCTGGTGTGGTATCTGAAATAGGCGCTGTAACTCGAGTTACTGCAATTTGACTGTTATTAGGTCCAACATAGTATCCTGTATCTACAATAGCTCCCGCTAACGTTGTTGTTACAGCCTGTGTAAAGTATAAACGAATAACACCAGGTTGTCCATACACACAATTATATGGTATTTGCATCGCTGTGTTCCCACCTATACGCGTTGAAAAATTTGCACCAGGATCTGGCACAACAGTCCCTAGACACAAGACCGGTGGTATTGTGCCATAGGGTTGGTTTAACGTAGGAGCGATCGACATGACTGGAGTTTTACTGGGAACGCGAGTCGGTGGTTTATTAATAACAACCGGTTGCACAGGAGGTTGTGCTGGAGTTGTTGGAACAACGGGTTGTACAGGAACAATTGGTTGAACTGGAGCAATTGGAAAAACTGGTGCCAAACTAGGAACTTTGATTGGTTTGGATGTTGGCTGTTTTGTTGGTGCTTTAAGTGGTGCACTACTTGGTTGCTTAGTTGGAATACGTGTTGGCACATGAACTGGAACTAATGATGGCTTGGATGTAGGCTGTCGCGTCACCACATTTGGCACTGTCGGATGGGCAGTAGTAGTTGGTGGTAGCACACTACCAGGTTGTAGAGAATTTCCTCCAGGTAATCGTTGTAAATATATCGGATCACTTTGCAATAAATTTTCTTGAGGCAATAAGTCTTGATAGGTATTAGGTAACTCATAATTTCCAACAGGATTAGTAAGTAAGTTAGGTTGTGCATGAGGATCAAAATCATAAGCACCACCCTTGAGACCAACTGGAGCAAAATCCCAAACTGCTATCTCTTCTGGTACAACTCTACCCCAAACAATGACATCCACTGAAAATGACTCAGCTGTGCTAGTAAAAGATGAAGAAATTGGAACTAAAACTCGACACGAAATTAAACCATTATGCAATAAATCATTGTACTCAACGGCTGTTCCTGGTAATGCACCAAGAGGTGGGCGTCCGCCTGCGAATGTCGTTATTGGATGGTCTCCAAAAGTTAACAAGCCAATATTATTGTTTTCCCACTTAACTTTAACGTTTACTGTTCGAGTAGTGGAAATATCCACTCGCACAGACTGAATATTAGAAGACAATTGAGCGCCTGCAACGGTCAAGTCAGGTGGAACGTATGGTTCATACATAATTTCCATAATTCCCGTCACGCCCATGGGAGCTACTATATCAAACTCATATTCAATAGTTCCACACCAATATCGGAAAAAAGAACAAATATGTGCCTGTGGTGACAAAGCTACTAAACTATTGTCAATATTAATAAAGACAGGTGAAACCATAACTGAAGCAAATATGTAAAAAGGAACAGAATCTGATGTCCACTGTCCAAGACCTAGAGGAACTCGCATACCCCATTTGTCAATAAAATCACATTCTGATCTTTTCCCTAGGCCACCAATAATACCGTCCATGCTTGTGCCGTATGTATTAGATAAAGACAACATGCGTGAATGACAGTCGCTATCACAGCTAGTCATTGACGTCGAAGTAACAGGAACCGCACTATTCAAGCGAGCATCAATAGGTCGTGAATGTCCAAACAAACGTGCAATTCCAGAAATACCCTCAAATACTATACCGCCAACTTCAGCTGGTACTGCCAACATTGGCATATTCATTGCATGCATAATTTCACCAAATGACATTAGACGACCAGCAATAGCACTAGCTTTACTACTAGGTAATTCATTGGGACCTTCACCCTCTCCAAGAAACTCAGATTCAGCTGAAGGATAACTAACAAACGCCGGAAATACAGTTGAAGTGTTACCTGTTAAAACTAAATCTTTAAAATATACAGAAAAATTAAGAAACAAAGAACGACTTGAAGTACTGCTACCGGTCTTGAGAGGTGACATTGTTCTCATAAGAACTGCAGGATTAAAAGCATGGTGTAATAAAAAATTTGGAACATTAGTGAATAAGTCTGTAAAAGCTGCACGATTTTGATCGTAAACAAAAGGTATAATTAAATCCGTGTATCCAGCCTTACCAACATCTATAACCACATGATTCGAACAAGCCATTCGCATCCAAGCAATAACGTCTGGGGCAGATCTATATTTCTCATCATCTGCACTAATATTAGGTGATATAACAGAAAAAATATAACGTCCTGAAAAAGCAATACCACCAGGACTTTCAATACGCAATACAGCAGTACCAGAAAAATACAAACTGCCTGCAATTCTCTGTTGCACTAACACATCTGTAAAGAAACTAAAAACGGGAGTGAACACCCTAGAAATATCAGTTCCCACAGGTAACTCTAAATATTGGACTGGAACACAACGAGTGTACCACGCCATTGAAGACAACTGATCATCAGCCATAATCATCGTTGGATCTTTAACAGTTGTTTCTCTTAACTCATCCTCTGTGTCAACTTTATCCTCAGTAAATGTGGTTAACCCTAAAGTCTCACTCTCTCCTTTAAAAGTCGAAGTATCTAAATTATGAAACTTCAATATAGGAGGACCACGATAACCCAACAATAAACCATCCTCCGCAATTGCAATACGTGTGTACACAAATGGCAAAGTCTCAAAATCATTCGGACTTAAACCAAAAATGTTAATACTCTTCAGTGGCATACTCATTACAGGTTGATATCCATGGATTTGAAACCACCTAACATTTCGTGGTCCAGGAAAACCAACTGTCATATTTGGATTGACTCTGGTATCGAGGATTTCAAGACCTGCATTGCTATCAGAAAAATTTGTATTATACTTGTCCACACCACGCGCAACTTGAACTATGCCATCACCATAAACATGGAAATTCATCATAACTGAACCACCAATGCCTGAAAAAGCTAGGATTATCCAATCCCACAAAAGAGGCCCACCAGTAGTGTTATTTATTGTATATATTTGTGAAACCGTAAAATGATTAGCATCATTAACATACCCACCAGCTTGCGAAAAAACTTTTAATAAAGATAAAAAATTTCTAACTTCTTCACCACCGACCATACGATAAATGAGTTCCGGGTTACAAGTTGTTTTACCAAAGGTAACTGACACCATTTGATTATTCTCGAGTTTTTCAGTAACTCCTTCACCAATAAAACAACTCAACTTTGCATCTGGAACTAGTTCTATTGGCCAAAAAGGTGAACAAGTTCTATTAACTAATTGATAACTTTCCTTAAATTCCTTCAAATATTCGGCATAGGTTAATCTCAAACACCCATAATCTACTGGTAAATTGTTTCGCATCAGTAGTTTGTGTAAACGTAATTTGACATAATTGTATTCTTCTTCTCCAGCCAAAAAACTTTCTCGTAAACAATTCTCGGCAACAACACAAAAGAAACTTGGATCTTTTAAACTATTCTTATCACACATATAAAGACTACGCAAACGACTAATAGGATCAAGAACCCCAACAAAAGAATTAATATCCTTATTAAAGTAAATAAATCTCTTTAAAAACCATCCTGTTGAACCCAATTTCTTCCATAATAACACACTATCAACAACTTTGTCTGACAATGTAATGGTGACACCAAATTTACGCGCATCTTCGATTTTCCTTTCTAAACTGAATAAATGACAATTTGCTTCTTTCATCACCAACTTAACATCGTCCCCTAAAGTTACACATCGCACATAATCCGAAAATTTCAAAGTTGGATTTTGTAAATACCACAAATAACGTTGGATAAAGGAATTCATAATGCTGTTACCACGACTAGTTAATGTTGAACCAGAAGGCTGAAAATTTGTATTATGTAATATAACACCATTAACGTTTAACAACACTTGCAAATATAAACCGTCAACAATCTTCATTAACATTTTTTTGTTGCTCTGTGACCAATTCATTTCAATAGCGAAAGTTTTCAACATTTCACTAACGACCAAACGTAATTCTATACACAATTTCTGGTCATAGTTCTTGAAATCTTCATCAGAAAAAACCATACCACTACCAAAACCATACATGTGTTGCCATACTTCATGCCATTCATTTCCATATGGATTAATACCCAATGCACACTCTGTCAGTGATGGATGACGTACCATGGAGTTAATCATTGGATCAAACCACTGTTTGGAGATGATCACGGAACCCAAACTACTTGCCATAAAAACTCGTGTGTTTTTACCAATTTTACGCGGTTCGTCTTTTAATGTTGCCGTAAAAACTTCTCCAGGATGTTCGCCATTCGCTAACTTGGTTAGAATTAAATTTAATTCATCACGCAAATCATCATTAATTAACAAGTGATTATTGTCATCTAAATCGCAAACCTTTTCTTTCGGTTTATTGTATGGAAATCCTGCTCCTGTATGAACATTGAGAGTAGTCACCAATGAATTACCATCAATACCTTTAAGCACAACATCTTCATCAAAAGGTTTAGATAACAAATCCAAATCAGACGAACTCAATTCGCGTTTTAATAAATCACAATGTTGTCGCATTAATTCACGCATATCACTTAATGCACAATCATAGGCTTCATTCTGATTAAAATCTTGACTTTCGAAAGCATTTTCTAAGAATGGTTGAACTGCTCTAGAAAAACTCATATTAGGTACTTGAAATTTCTGTTCAACACCAAACAATTCAACCACATCACTAACAATAGGTGTAACAACCATGCATGAACGTGGCGTGTAATGTGATTCAAAAATATCTTTGACAACTGGTTCAAAACTGCTTACATACTGCACCGGATTGTTTTTATGAATAGTATCAGCTTTAACTGCTTTGCTATCTCCAATTTCACTAACAATGTTTTTAACAACACATGGTTTAATGTGTTCCAACCCAATTGATTCAAAATATGATACACAACTTTCAATCTGTTTTTGCGTTATGGTTGCTAAATACCCCTCACAATTTAAACCATTTCCTGCAATGTACATGCCAATAACACTCAATCTCTTATTGTTGTAATGAACGCCATATGTTCCACAATTACCCGCTTGTGTTGGCATAGGTGTTTTAAACCTATAACCAACATCGCAATGGTAGTTGGTGCCATGATAACGATAATCTAAAGAACTCATATAACCACTAACTCTAAATACTTGGTTAACTAAGTTAGGATCAAAGTTTATCCATGAAAAAACCATCTCACCATTATAAGGTTCCAATGGGAAAAATTTCCGGATATCTTTACGATCACCAACAACAAATGGTTTACAATAAATACACAAATTACCATCATCCGTAAACCAGAAATCACTCTTATTCACCTTAAGATGTCGTGAATTGAGTTGACCATTTGGCCCATTCCGATACTGTATGTCAACAGTGTCTAGTGATTCAAAAATAGAATACACTGAATGTGCACTAAGCAAAATCATTGAACTAGTCAACAATAATCCTTTAGTTCGCTCCTTAAATGCTTTTCCACCTGTGACAAAATTAAATTCACAAAGAACTTGATTCTTTTCAAGCACTTTTATTAATTGTTCTTCTGTCATTGTCTTAGTGTCTTCCGCATATTCTCCAACGTCAATGACTGGCTTGACCCATTCTTTACCAGGTGTTATACACTTACGTTCTCGAACTTCATAAAATTCAAGAGCCTGTGTAGTCAAACCTTCGCCGTAAAAGTAATTATTCAATATCGGGCCAACAACTCTAGCCATTTTATAAACTACCATCACTGCTAGTGCTGTTTCCGCATACTGTAACCACTTGTATGACTTCTTAACAACATCTTCACATAATGTTTCGTACGTAGCAACTGTGGTCAATGCTGCTGAAGCAAAACGACAACTTAACAAATTCATTTGATACCAGAGACAACCAAAAAATATTAAAAAAACACAAATATAACACAACACTGTTGACATTGCGTATTCGGAGATAATGTTTAACAAACCACTCCAGTAAATCAAACCACTACAAAAAGCTAGTAAAACAACAAGAAAAACAACTCCAAAATGATGGAATAAAGTGAAAGCAAGGAAGAATAAGGGTCGCTCGTGTTCTAACTTACTTAAAACAACAAAAGAGGAATCATTCGCAGTTGTTGCAGTTGTGGCAGATTCACCAACCATATTGCCATCGCAAAGTTCACAATACTTACCCCATTTACCATGTTCACACTTATTTAAAGTCGAATTATTTCTAAACAATTCCAATGCGAATTCTTCACGCTGGTAATGCCGTTTAACATCATTGGTAACATAGTCGACAAATGTGTTTCTATCAATCCAATCAGTAATGTTAACACGACTGGCTTTACCACACTTATCCTCCAAAGTATAAATTTGGAACTTATGATATTTTTGAAAAGCTTTACCAGGCTCAGCAAGTTGACTCATCAAATAAGGACATGGCTTTCGCTGAGTGCCGCGATTTTTTTTTACGCTATCATCTACATCAATCTCAACAAAAATATTAACTCGACGAATTAAAGCGTCGGGTGTCTCAACTTCTTTAAAGATACCAGCGTCAATCTTATTACTCGTGACAACGACTTGTCGAACATTCTGCATAACACGTCCTTTTTTACTAACTTCTGCTTGAACTGTGTATTCGTATGTCGTAGCAACATATTTGCGAATTAATTGTGCTCCAGAACATTTTTTGAACTCAATCTTATCAAGACCCAAATCATCAATTGTTACTGCATTGTGTTCTTCTGTCTGAGCGCTATCATATTGATCACGCTCATCTTTAACCAAAATAGCTAACCGTTCCATTCCTGACGCACTTGCAATCATGTGATGAACACTATTTGCACTGGCTGTCTTACCAGTTCCTGCTCCGCCATACAAAATTATACAATATGGTTGTTGTTTATATGTACCCATTTTTTCCTTACGATCCAACAAATGCATGGCATCACGAATAGCACACAATCTTGTTTCCAAGGCTAATTTATGTGTACCAGTCGCATGGACTAATTGTTGTTTGATCTCATCTCGCGCAATAATGTATACGCTTTCAACTTCTTCAGGTGTTGTCAGCTCAGGATCATATGTGCCAAGATTGAATTGTTCAATGTACTGTTGTGCTTCCACCCATTTGGGAGTGCGCAACACTCTAAGGTCTTTAACAAAATTACCTGTTTTAACTAAATGTACTGCTGTTTGTAGTACATATACAAGTGAATTCATTATGCCTGTCATTGAACAGTCATGGTTTTGCATTATTTTGTCAATATCACCACGCCAAATATTAAATTGTTCTAATGAAAAACCATCAGGTTTTAATTTCATTAATGGAACAGCTGTAACAAAAGAAATTAATTCAGAAACACTTCTACCAATAGGAGACTTCTTATATTCTTTCCAATTTTGTAAAACAGAATGACAGCCATCGAGAAAAATCTCTGGACTAGACCAACTTTCACCTGTAAAACCTAAATGTGCGACACTAGAACAAATTTCTACCGTATTGAAACCTAAAATAATTAATAATCCAACCCAAGGTGCTATAAATGCAAAGTAATTAAATCCAATCAATGCTCGATTATGTGTCACACTAGACGGAGCTGATATTAATCCACACATCATACATATAGATCCAAATAAAGCTCGAACCCAAATCTCATGTTGAGCTTGCACTAAAAAAGTGCCAATTTTACTCCACATATCAGCATGAGTTGCCATAAATTTTGAAGCCAATTGTTCCATTATATCTTTAATAACTGGTATACTATAATACCTGGATGATTTAATACTTTGTGAGAATATATCATCACCTTTAAATATACTATTAAGAATTGGAACATTGCTAACAGTGTCAAGTAACAATGATTCACCATGAAATCCTGGTTCAACATCAAAAAACTCAACAACATCCTGTTTGACAGCCTCAAAAACTTCATCAATTCTCTTTTTTGACATCTTAGTTGCTGCTTTGCGCAATGTATTATAAATATATTGCCATGGAATCATTGCAATGATAAGCAAAAAAAAATAAGATAAAAAACTTTGCGCCTTATCAACAGGTTTTGCCTCCACACATGCGATGCCTTGAAAAAGAATATAAGTGAAAGCAAAATAACCCATTGGTCTAAGATCTTTAATTTTATTAGTCAAACTATGATTAATAGAGATTATAGAGCGTCCTGTAATATTAAATTGTAGCTGTTCTCCCATGAAGTCTTTTGCATAAGCATGATCAAAGAAAAAATTTTCCTTCTTAGGAATATAAGTCAAATCATTAGATCTTAAAAAATCTTGCCAATAAGTTGCAGGTCCTGGTTTCTCATTATTAATTAAATGATAATATGCTGTAATTGCATCTATAGGAGTAAAGACACAATTTGCACCAAACTCAGGAAATGAATAACTTAACGCGGCAACTATTATATCTTTGATCTCTAAAACTGAGTGTTTAAGATAAACATCACGTGGTATTAATGATTCTACATGGTATAAACTATTAACTACCGTTTTATAACACATCATGTCAGAACAAACTTCCACAATGCTATTACAACCATTACCTATATCAATTGAACCACCTTTACTTAACATTATACCACGAGCAGCTTGTATTTTTTTTAACATATCTAAATCCATTGTATGTTTTAAAACATGGCTCCATGAAATATATTCCTGATTAACCTTACGCAACAAGACGCACTTAACCGAATCAAAAGGTGAAACGAGGAGGCACACATTCACATGTGGCCATTGACCATTACTAAAAACACGTTCAAGCCAACTAATAGCTTTTGGAGTTAATACAACATCACTACGTGTTAAATAATCAACATTAGTATCAACAAAATGTTGTCTAAATGGAACTATCAAAGAAGACCAATTCAAACTATGCTTATTTATAAACACTGTCACATGATATGCAATACTTGCAGGATCTACAGAAACTATAAGTTGATATAGCCAAAAAAGATAACAACAAGCAGTCCATCCGACACTCTTCAAGTAAGCGAAAATGAATAAATATTCAAATGCCCGAGTGTCACTCAACCTCGCTCTAAGCGAGTCACCAACGTCAACCTTACAAGCGTCCAAGCTTGATATTTTTGTTATAATATTATTAATATTAAATTTGCTCTCAGAGCTAGCACCGTCATGTGCCATTCGACTGTAATTCATTTTTAAAAAAAAGATGTTTGCTTTAAATACTAAACCGTAAATCAAGCTAAATACGGGTGAAGAATAAATTATTTGACAAGATTCTGGTACTACCATATAAATTGTCAAGGTCGCCATTTTTGTAATTGTTCTCTTACGCAAAATGGCATGCTGGTGTTGATTACACCAATTAGCACTGTGACCCTGTATCACTGTACTGTAATGGAAATAAAACCACTACTAAAACATAAAAAGGTTTGGTCACTAACGTAGACGCAGCACGAGTAAAAAAAAAACCAAAAAGTAGAACTTCGTGATCACGAAATACATATATTCAACTACAGAATTAGGCTAGGACTAATCTAAGTTGGTATATCCATTGATCAATTAATCCCAAAAACTCTGTAACTT